CCCATTCCGGGTGCCGCCTTATTGGCGGTTTGTAACCGTCAACCGGCCATTTCTGGTCCGGCCTAGAGAACTCTGACTATGGATAAACCCAACAAGAGGAAATCAATGTCCCTCAGGTCGAAGCTAATCGCAAGATTAGCCGCGATATCGGGTTTGTCAGGGCTTTACCTTCTCTTGCCGTGGGATCTTAAGATCGGTTTTGATGACCGATTAGATCCTGCCAGCAGGAATAACGAAGGAAGGCTCCCTCCATGTCAGCTTGAACTACCTTTTTCCACTTCGGGCCCTGGAAAATTCCAGCCGTCCGAATGGCCGAAGGTGGAGTCTCTCGATGACCCTGTTCCCGTAAGGGATGAAGGGTCGTGACTACTGGGGTCACCGGCGACTCGCTCGCGACTGTCCTTGCCTCAAGCCACCGCAATACGATTTCATATCGTAGGCAGTGGACGGGGTCGGATGGTCGTAGCGAGATCGTATCCGGAGTTCCGAGAACCAAATGGAATAACTATAGTGCCTCTGTTAACTCACGCCGTCGGCGTGAGGACAAGTACGAAGTTACCCGTTGGGTGCGCCACTTAGGAACCGGGCAACCGTTTCCGATTCCAGGTTCGGGGATTAGCCCCGCTGCCTGGAGTCTAAGTGTAACGCATGATTTCCCAGCCAACTACCAACTGAAACTGCTCGAAAAGCTAGTTCAGAAGGTAAAAGGCTTCGACTTTAATCTCGGTGTTAACCTTGCTCAGATGCGTCAAGTATCTAGCATGGTTGATGTTAACCTCAGAAAGATTACTGGTGCTTTGTGGGACCTCCGTAAAGGTAGGTTCGCTGATGCTGCGAGGCAGCTAGGCGCAAGGCCCAAACGGACGAATCTCCGAGTGGATGATTTGTCCGGCCGCTGGCTCGAACTTCAGTATGGATGGTTGCCACTGATCAGTGACACTTTCAATGCTGCAAAAGCCTTCGAGGCTATATCGCAGGGACCTCAAACCCGCGTAGTTCGTGTGAGCCACAAGAAGAAGCAGTTGATAGAGGCTTCTACGTCTCCGTCAACACACTCTGCCCGTTACGAGAAAACTACTCGTCGCAGTCTCATCTATGAGATGGCAGAAGAGCTGTCGGTCGCCCGACAGCTTGGACTTCTTGATCCGTTGAGCGTGGCCTGGGAAATCCTTCCTTGGTCATTCGTTATAGACTGGTTCATCCCAATCGGGAGTTATCTCGACATGGTGAACCAAGTGCCGCATTTAAAAGGGCGGTTCCTTCAAACGACTATAACCAAAGCGAACAACCTCAAGGATATGACCTGGCTTGGCGGTACCAAACCGTCGAACTGGTTGTATGATGAGGTCACCCTAACGCCCGATCAGGGCGAGTACTTCTCGCGAGTCCAAATGGACCGCGAAGTTCTCGGGTCGCCACCAGCCGTTCCTCCTCCTACGTTCTCCATGACTGGAGCCGTAGAAGGTACACGTGTCTGGAACGCGATCGCTTTAGCTCAGCAAGTGGTATCTAAAATAGCTCGGTCCGGGTAATTCCGGAGGGTATAAGGTAGGACGAAAGTTCTCCGAACACCAAAACTTTCATTAACCATGGCAAATCGCCAAAAGGAGCCTTGAATGGCAGCTCAAGCAAACATCCTCGTAAAGGATGATGCTTCAACGAGGGTGGAATTCACCCTCCTTCCGGTCAGTGATTCCGAGGGTACCTCGCTTTGGCGAGCCTCGGTCGCTGGAACTCCGTTCGAAGGTCAGGTTCGCCTGACTCTTTCTGAGGAAGCCCTCAAGAACGGTGATTTCAAACGGAAGCTGATGTTCGAAGTCCCCGTCATGGAGACCCTCGGCGCATCAGGGACTGCGGCGGGTTACACGGCACCTCCCAAGGTGGCGTATACCGAGACGATGCACGTGACGCATATCTCCAACCGGAGATCGACGTCGCAGAATCGCTCGGACCTGCTCAGTTTCGTTGTTGGATGTCTGCAGGGTGCCTCGGCCACAACGGCCACCGGTACCTTGACCCAGGCATCGGCCGGTGGAAGCTTCCTTGCTTCTACTGCACCGGTGATCCTGTTCTTCACGCAGGGCATTCGGCCGTCGTAAGACGGCTTAGCATTTGCTAGCAGCGATTTCTACTTCTATCCAATATAGGAGATTTTCAATGGACACAATGTCCGATGATATAGAAACCACAGAGGATGCATCCCCTGGACTCGTAAAGTCTGGGTGGACATCGCCACGTGAGCGGGACGTCGCAATGACGTTCTTAGCTCAGGTCTCGGCCATATACTCCACAAATGGGGAGTGCTCTGCCTTACTCGACAAGCTTGTCGATGCGGGTGAGTTCCGATCCGTCGTTGAATACGAAGTTCCAACTGGGATTTCGCTCGAAGACTACATCGGGGCTCGTCAAATCCAGGGATTGTTTTCAAAGAATCCTTGGATCGATCTAGGGTATAACCCCCTCCTTGAAGGTGTGAAAGCATTTATCAAGGCCGAACTTCACTGCGCACGGACTAATGAGGTTTACCGAACGAATGCCTCAATGGCAGTTCGCAAAGTATTGAACTTTGCCGAACGAAAAATTCGTAGGGTATTAGGACCTCTTCCTGCGCTTTCAGAATTGAAGTTCAGATTTGGCCCGGGGGCCAATACATCAACGAAAATGGCGGAAGCTTCCTTGTCAGGGAAGCTATCAGCCACACTAGCGTGCAGCGAAGATTTGCTGCCCTTCGCCGGGACCCTCCTTGAGGAGGTACCGGATCTCGTATTCCAGCATTGCATTAAGGATGCTGGGAAATTCCCGCTGTGGTGCGGACCCGACGAAATTCGTCGGGACATCGTACCACTTAGGGTCGACGAGGGTAAGTTGGTCTTCGTACCAAAAAGCGCTAAGACTCACCGCCCAATAGTCGTAGAGCCGATCTTGAATGGCTTTGCGCAACTAGGGGTGGGATCCTACTTAAAGAGTAGGTTGAGCGCCTATGGACTGGACCTGACGAATCAGTACCGTAACCGGAAATTATCCCGAAAGGGATCGGTGGATGGTAGTCTCGCGACTATCGATCTGTCTTCCGCTAGCGATACGATATCGATCGGGGTTGTCTTGGACTTGTTGCCTCCTGAGTGGTCCGAATTCCTTGGACTATTAAGGACGGGAACCATCGGTTACGACGGCGTTTCTGTTGAGTTGGAGAAATTCAGCTCGATGGGTAATGGCTATACATTTGAGTTAGAGAGCCTGATTTTCTGGGCTCTTGCACTTGGGTGCTGCCATGCTGTTGGAATTGATGACCAAGATGTCGGCGTCTATGGGGATGACATCATAATCCCTGTGGAATCTGTCCCACTTCTCCTTGAGGTTCTATCTGAATGCGGTTTCTGGGTTAACTCTCAGAAATCGTACTGGACGGGGCCTTTCCGAGAATCGTGTGGAGCCGATTGGCTCAGTGGTAATGACGTACGGCCTTTCTTTATTCGGGAAGAAATTTCCGATCGAGTCCTCTTCAACTTCCACAACTGGGCCTTACGGAGGGGCGAGCGCAAGCTCGCAAAACTCTGTGAGGACTGGACATGGAAGCATAATCGTCTCTACGGTCCTGATGGGTATGGTGATGGGCACCTTCTAGGTAGCCATAAACTTTACACCCATCGGAGGGATCGGAGGAACGGTTTTTGCGGAGGATGGTTCGATACGTACAGTCTCTTGCCCAAGCGGAACAATATCCGCAAAGCAGGCGATTGGCTTTTACCGACCTATAGCATTTACGTTATGGGAGGGAGTAATCCCTTTGAGGTGAAATCTCCTTTGGACCCTTATGTAACAAGAGGGTCTGATGGTTACGTACGTACGCCTATCTACACGTTCGCGACTGGGATCTTTTGCCAGTCGAGTGGTGATTAACCACACGTAGCTCTTTGCTACGCGCTGTA